CGGCGATCTCTGTCAGGATCTGCATCTTGCTGATCGCGGGGGAGTCGACGCGGATCTGCCAGCGTTCGGTCCCGACGAGGCTCTCGCCGTACTTGCCGGACAGGCTCGCCCCGTCGTGGATCCGCTGATAGTTGACGACCGCAGGCATCAGTCCACCCCCATCACGTCGACGCCACCGTCCGCCGTGTTCGACGCGATCTCCTCGAGCACGTCGAGCTGCTTCTCCTGGATGTCAGACTGCGTGCCCCGCATCAGGCGGAACATTTCAGCCACGCCGGCACTGCTCCGCGAGTCGATGCCCTTGATCGCCTCGGAGATGTTCACGACGACGGGCGGCCCGGGGGGCGGCAGTTGAGGCTTGGGGGCCACGTCCGGTGGGGCCGCAAGCACGTCCGTGATCGCCTTCTCGGCGCTTGCGATCGCGTCCGTGAACATGGTCAGCGGCTGCCGCTGGGCGGCGACCGCGTCGGTGAGGCTCGCCAGCTCGGCGGCGAAAGCCGGGTCGAGCTGCGTGACGAATCCGCCCGAGCCGGCAACGGCTGTCTGTGGAGCGGTGCCGGCCTGGATCTGGGCCTGCATCTCCTTCAGCCGCGTAGCCTCCTTCGTCACCGTCACGCCGAGAACGTCGGCCGCGGCGAAGTACATGTCCCGGAAGCCGTTCGCGATCAGGTCGGCCACCGTCGCCAGGTACTTCGCCCCGTCGATGATCCCCTGGCCGATCAGTTGCCCGATGTTCTTCCCGCCGATGTCGCCAACCATCTTCACGAAGGCCTCGGAGATACCACGCACCGCCGGGGCCATGTAGGCGTTGACCTGCTGAACGATGCCGGCGATCGCCTTGGATACCATGGTGAACGAGTCGTTCATCGCCTCGACCTCGCGGCCCTGCGTCGAGGTGAGGGCGAGCCCGAGACGGTCGGCTTCCTTCCGGGCCTGGGCGATCCCGTCGACGCCACCCGAGAACAGCGGCAGCAGCTCGGCCCCGGCCTTGCCGAAGATCTTGACGGACGCGGCCGCCCGGTCGGCCTCGTTCGGAATAGCGGAGATCGCCGCCGTGATCGCGTCGAACCGCTCGGCGGCCGACATCTTCCGCAGGTCGTCGACCGACAGGCCGAGACGGCCGAACGCGGCGGCCGCCACGGCCGAGCCAGCCGATGCGTTCGCGAACGCGATCTCTGCCTTCGTCGATGCCTTGCCGACCGTGTCCATCGAGACGCCGGCCAGGTCGGCCGCGAGCGACAGGCCGGCGAACTCGCCGTATGTCATGCCCAGCCGGGCCGCCATCTTGCTCGCCGAGTCGATCACCTGGGCCTGACTTTTGGCGTAGGACAGCAGGCTTCGTGCCCCGGAGATTGCCGTCGACGCGATCGACCCGAAGAGCTGGGCCCCGTTGATCGCGACGAGGGCCCGCATACTCGACGAGAGCGATGCCGTGTCGGACTGGAGCGAGCGGAACGACGACGACGCGGCCTTCACGCCAGCCGTCAGGCCCGACGTGGACGCGGTGAAAACGGCGGATACCTTACCGATCGCGGACACGTCTCAGCCCCTTTTCTGTTGCGCCGCCCAGGCGGCGATCTTCGCGTCGATCTCGTCCTGCGTCAGTTCTCGCTCGGGGTCATAGTTCGGAAGGAACACGTCGATGAATCCGTCGTCTGGTTTCGCCCCGAAGGCGATCGCGGTGAACAGCGTTCCGCGTGCCGTCCGGAGCCAGTCTTCACCGAAGGGCTCGACGCGGTAGTACGCCATCCAGCGGTGAATCTGATCGAGCGTTACCTCGCCTTTCCATTGTTCGACGTTCGGGATCCGTAGGTGAGCCGCGAGCCGGTACAGGAAGCGTTCCGTCAGTCCTGCCCGGCTACGGAGTTTTTTTCGTGCTGCTGGACGACCTGCTCGCCGCTCTTCAGGACCGTTCTCCAGCACTGGTCGTAGATCCACATGACGACCGCGTGATTCGCCGACAGGACCTTGTCGGCCGCGAGGCCACAGGTCTTGCCGTTCACGTCGCAGACGCAGGTGGTGAGCGTCTTCGCGATCAGGGCTGCCGAGGCCCGGCCGGCCGTGCCGTCGGGCTTGATCAGATCGCCGTGAGCGTTGACGAGCTCGTGCCACTCGCGGAACGTGGGCGACCGCAGGTAGACGGGCTCGATCGCCCCGGGCGGGGTGACGGTGACGACATCTGGCGTGGTGTCGAGAGCGCTCAAGATGATTCTCCGGTGAGGCGAAACACGGCCTGCCCCACGAGGAACTGGCCGACCTGTCCGACAACGTCGAACGTTTCCAGGAAGGCCGGCTTCGTGATCCCGCCACCGCTCCAGCTGAAGACCGCAGAGCCGCGGCCGCCGATGTCTGAAGTGGTGTAGGGTGGGCAACCGAATAGCGTGACCTCGATCGTCCCCGGGTCAATCGCGATGCAGTCGACGGTCTTCACGACCCGGGCCGCGGCCCCCACGCCGACGACAGCGGAGGTGACGTTCGTGGCCTCGGCGAAGACGGCAGTCCCGGGGGAGGCCCGGAACCGCGTGACGGTCCCGAGGGGCGTGCCGTTCCACGAGCAGGTCGAGCCCTGTGACGAAGGAGTCGGCATCGAGCGGGCCTCCTACGGTCAGGCCGCGTAGTCGCTCGAGTAGTTGGCAGACCACTTCTCCAGCTCGCCAGCCGAGTCGTCGCCGGTGCTGTCCATGCACTTGCACGTCAGGCCCTCGGCGGTGATCGTCGAGCCGACCGTGGGCTTCGTCGCGCCGAGCCCCTCGATCGTGACGGTGACGATCTTTCCCTGGGCGTTCTGCCCCAGGTCGGGGAGGCCGTTCTCGTAGGTCCGGGCCGAGCCGTGAGCCAGGGCGAGCGTGGAGTTTTCCAGATGCGGCAGCACGTCGGAGCCGCGCGTCGCCTTGACGGTCACCTTCGTGGCGCCGCTCACGCCGTAGGCGTTGAACCCCTGGGAACTGGTGAACGTTGGATCGGGCACTGCTCGGGCTCCTTACGATGCGGGGTAGAAGGAGAACTCGGCCGAGTAGGTCGCGTACTTGCCGACCTCGTAGGATTTCTCGTAGCTCTCGCAGATCCAGCCGGTGTTGACGTTGTTGGCGGTCAGGGCGAGCGTGGTGTCGCTCTTCAGGTTCCCGGTGACCGAGCAGGTCTTCGTGGCCGTGGTCTTGATCGTGTCGATCAGGGGCGGCGACGCGTATTGCTTCGACGCGTCCGCGAGCGTGGTAACGTTTTCCTTCGGCGTCGACGTCGCGACCTCGACATCCTTCAGCGAGACGGTCTTCGCGCCCGACGGGATCGTGGGGACGCCGGTGCTGGGGACTGAGGAAATGGGCATCCGTTCCGCTCCTGGTGTTCGTCGTCGATTTTAGGGGCCGCCGCCGCTGCCGAATCTCACTCGTTCCAGCGGATCTCGACCGAGAGCTCGACCGTGTAGGTCGGGGTCTCGCGGCCCTCGAGGTAGTCGGGCTGGCCGTCCCGCTCGTCGAGGACCATGCAGTGCTCGATGGTCGTGCCGTAGGCCGTGCCGGTGAACTTGTGGATCGCCGCGGTGATCTGCCCGGCGAGCGTCCACGCCTGGACGTAGTCGTCGGCGTAGACCGCCACGAGGAACCGGGCGACCGGGTTGACCTGGTCGGCGGACGGGGTGTCGTCGAACGTGTCGGCCAGGACCTGCTCGCGGCCGGTCGCCTCGCGGGCGTAGATCACGAAGGGCGGCGACTCGGTGCCGGTCATGCCGACGGGCCAGGCCGTGGCCGACGTGGCGTACTCGATCGCTTCCTTCAGCCAGACGTTGGGCGTGGGCATTGTTCATCCTCCTAGCGTGGGGCGATCCCGGCCGCGATGCCGCGCTTCGACATGCCGGGCCGCATGGGTGAGTTGGCCTCGTTGACGGCCTTCTCCAGGGCTGCCGCCATCTCGGCCTGGAGCTTGCTACCGACGATTCCCTTCGACGCCGCGAGGCTCTTCTCGACCATCTTCCGCGGCTCGATCCCGCGACTCGTTCCGAACTCCAGCCAGATCGCTTTCCGCGACTCGTATCCGTACTTGTAGCCAAGGATCCCGAAGACGGCCCCGTCCGCGTTCCGGCCCTTATAGCGTGCCGTGAACGTCGCGGCCTTTCGGAGCGATCCGCCTCGCCGCTTGTAGTTCATCTTCAGCTCACCGCGAACGACCGCTGCTTTCACGCGGCGGCCGCCACCCTTCGGCGTGTTCGCCTTCAGGATCGGGATCGCGTCCTTCCCGGCCCGCTTCATCGCGGCCTGAAGATGTTTCTTCGCCACGCTGCGGGGCAGCTCGGCGTATCGCCTCATCAGCTCGCCGATCTGCCCTTCGACGTTGCTCCATCCGAGGACGATCATGCCGCCTGCTCCTCGACGGTGAGCTCGAGGTCGTCGGCCCCGACCATCTCCACGACGGCCGAGACGTAGAGCAGGCGATCGCCGCGGGCCGGCCACCGTAGCCGCATCGACCCGGTCACTCCTTCGCGGTAGCGGGTGTAGACCGTGGCCGTGATGCCGCCCCCGACTTGCCCCCGGCGGGCCTGCTCGGAATAGGAGGTCGCCTCGTAGGACCCGAAGATCTTCGCGACCGGCTCCCACGTCTCGACGGTGCCGCCGGCCACGTTCCGCGAGCGGACGGGCCGCTCCAGGACGAAGACCTCGCGGTAGCGGCCGGCGGCTCTCGCCATCACCAGCCCCCGTTCCACGAGCTCGCGGCGAGCAGGGTCTCGAACGCCTGGGGCAGCTCGCCGCCGCCTTCGGTGTTCAGGACGCCGCGGTTCTCGAACTGGTGATTCACATAGGCCAGGATCGCCGAGCGGACCATCGGCTCGATCGGCGTGCCCGGGGCGACGCCGGCCCAGTAGGTCACGACGACCTTCGCGAGCGTGGCGTTGTCGAGCGTGACGGTCGCCGGGAACGCGTCCTGGTCGACCTCGTAGTCGGATGCCGACAGGGCCACGCCGTCGACCGTCACCGTGATCGGGTAGGTGCCGGAGATCAGGACGGGCGGGGCCGGCAGGTGGAGGACCTTGCCGCCGTCACGCCAGGTGGCCCGCCGCTGCGTGGCGACGAGCGTCACCGAGAGCCGGCTTTCGACCAGGCCCCGGGCCGCGGCGAGCTTGTCGAGGAGGAACCGGTCGAACTCGGTCTGGTCCTCGAACATCCCGCATTGGACCTTCGCCTCGGTGAGCGAGACGGGCTCGACGAGGGGCCACTGGAGAACGCGGACGGTGTCGGGCTTCGCCATGATCTCCTCCGGTGGTCCCTATAGGCAGAGAGCCGGGGCCGGCATCCCTGCCATCCCCGGCTCCGAAAGCGTCAGCCCGGATCGGATCAGGAGGTCGCCTTGGCGAGCCGGCCGACGAACTCGGGGCCGTGGTTCAGCACGCCGAGGCGGCTCGAAGCCACGAACAGCGTCTGCCGCGACCGGACGAGGAGCTCCTTCGCCACGTCGATTTTGATGCCCTCGGCCGCGAGGCCGATGGCGGTCGACTTGGAGAAGTCGCCATAGAGGGCGAGCGTGGTCGCCGGCATTCCCTTGGCGATGAAGACCGGAGCACCGTAGACGGTCGGGACGACCCGGCCGCCGCCGACCGTCATGGTCGTCTGTTGGGCCGACCAGAGCTTCATGAGGTCGACGTAGCCGGCCTTCGAGCAGACCCAGGCACCGGTGCCCATGACCGTCTCGTCGACCTTGCCCGTCACGTCCGCGAGGTTCGCGTTCGTGGTCGATGAGGAGAGGGCCACGGTCACCGTGTTGGGGTTGCTGCTGATCGCGGCCACCGCGGCCGGGAGGCCGGTGATCGACGGGCTCGACGTGTTGCCCGTCAGCCACTTCGTGTCGTACCAGACCGCGAACCCGTAGGACACGCGGTCGACGATCAGGCCCGCCACGTCGATCGGCGAGTCGTTCAGGAGGGCGTTCGACACTGCGACCGAGCCGCCGGCCTCGTAGAGGGTCAGCGTCGGGCCGCTGGTCGACAGGTCCTGGTCGGTGAACGCCGAGTTCTCGCCGGCGAACGAGACCGTGAAATCGCCGCTCTTCGGAAGGTTGATGCTCTGGCCCTTCGGGCGGAACAGGCTCGCGAGCTGCATCGCGACCGACTGGTACTGGAGCCGGTTCACGATCGCGTCGTACAGCTCGGTGACGACGTAGGAGTCGCCGTATCCGCTGACGGTCTCGCCCATCGCCCGCTTCTCGCCGTTCGCGAGGCGGACGAGGAACTCGCCCACGTCGGCCGCGACCTTCGCCGACCGGAAGGCCCGGACGCCGCCGCGGATGTCGGGCCGCTCGGAGGGCTCGGGGGAGATCGCCTGCTCGGCCGGCTTCGGCGAGCTGGGCGAGGTGCCCGTCACGCCGCGGAGGGCGGCGAGCTTCTCGTCGAGGGCCCGCTCTGCGGCCGCTTCCTTGGCGATGTTGTCCGACTGCTCGGACAGGGCGGCGAGCCGCTCCTCGACACGGGTCCGCTCGGCTTCGTCGGTCGTCTCGACCGCGCGAAGGGTTTCGATCTCGACGGAGACCTTCGCGGCGTCATCCTGGAGGCGGGCGAGCTTGGCCGACGGCATGGGGGAATCCCTTCGTGTTCGTGTGGTGTCCTTACCGCACGCCACGATATGACCGCCCGCCGCGGCAGAATCTCGACCGTCCTACGGTAGGACGATCAGCGAGGTGGACGCGTGCCGGACTGCACGCCGCCGAGCCGGCCGATCGCCTCGTGGATGTCGCGTTGCCCGGCCGCGATCTCCTGGAGCGTCTCGGCCTGGCGGCTCTGCGTCTCGCCGAGCGAGCGGAGCGTGGCCGATGTCTGGTGGAGATACTCGGTGTGGCCCTCGACGATCGGCACGACCACGGTCTCATGGAGCGTGGCCGAGGCCTGCCAGAACATCCAGAGGATCACGGCCAGGACGCCGGCCGGGATCCCGATCGTGTTCAGTAGGGCCCCGGTCGGCCCGAGGGCTTCCGCAATTTCGCTTCGCGTCACGATCCGCTCCTGCTGTTGAGCCACCGAATGACGAGGGCCTGGACGATCGCCGAGATCGCCCAGACGATGATCAGCGTGGTGAACGCCATTCCGCATTGTTCGGCATAGACGGTCCGGACCCGCCGCTCGACGCGGCGGCTGATCGCGTCGACGTGGTGATCGCACCAGCCGGCGGCGAGCTCCCCCTCGACGGCGTCGAGTTGTGAGAGGGCCACGCGGACGAGCGCGTCGCACCGCTCGCGGCCGAGCATCGACCGCCGCAGCGGCCGGCTGCCCAGGGCCTGCCAGACATCCTCGCGGGCCTGCTTGAGGTCGCTCACGGTTTGACCTCGCACAGCGTGGCGACCGGGGCCTTCCGGTCGGCATCGGCCAGGAACAGAGCGAGCCGCGTCGAGCAGGACCCGATAGTCCGCCCCCTGGCCTGGCCGAATAGGACGCCGGCGAGCTGCCCCGCCTGGTCGAAGATCGGCCCGCCGGAGTCGCCCTGCCGGGCGGCCCCTTCGAGCTCGACGAACTCGGCGGGGTGTTTCCGCGTTGGAGACCCGTAGTCGGTGACCTTGCCGGTCTGCTCGCGGTAGACCCCGGCCGGGCCGTAGCCGGCGATTGTCACTCGGTCGCCGAGCCGCGGGGCCTGGGCGGCGATCGCCACGGGCTCGGCGTCGGGCCGGCCAACGGCCAGGGCCGCAAGGTCCCAGTCCTGGTCAAACGCCACGAGCCGGGCGGGCCCGACGGTGCCGCAGGGGAACGCGACCTCCAGCGTCCCGCGGTTTGCTCGCACGACATGGTAGGCCGTCAGCACGAGGGCCGAGGATCCCGAGACGCGAACGAGGACGCCGCTCCCGCATTCGAGCGAGGCCCCGGTCTGCGAGACGACTCGGCAGACGGACGGCCGGGCCAGGCCGGGACGTGTCGGCTTCGTCACCTTGTCATGTTCTTCGACAGGAAAACTGCCGACCTTGTCACCTTGCGGCGGCAGGTCGGCGGTGGTGCCGGTCCCCTCGCATCGCGGGCACGGGAAGAAGAGCGGCACCTCGCCGACGACGCGGGTGCCTTGGCAGTTGCCGCAGTCGGCCGCGAGGGCCGCCCCGGCGAGGATCAGCGAGACGAGGATCGACCGCATGATTCATCCGGCGGGCCGGCTCCAGTCGTCGGGGAGAGTGACGGACGCGATCGCGAACGAGCCGCGCCACGCCGAGCGGGCGGTCCGCTCGGAGTCGTAGCGCGTCACGTCGTAGGAGTCGGGGTATGCCATGAGCCGTTGGTCGGCGACCCAGCGAGCCCACGGCACCGCGTGGCCGCGGCGGCCCACGCTCACGACCAGTCCGCGGAGGACGCAGCAGACGGCCTCCTCGTAGCTCTTTGGGAAGATCACCTCGAGCGGGCGGAAGTGGCGGGCCGTTTCCTGCCAGCCCTCCGGGAACCGCGAGACCGGGACCCACGGCCCGCCGGACTGGTTCGAATTGCCCACGCCCGACGTGCCGGTGAGCGTGTGCGGAATGTGATACTCGGCCGGCTGGATCCTGTCGGGGAGCATCCCGCGGCGGACAGCGATCTCCAGGACCGCCCGCACGTTCGCCCCGCCCCAGCGGTCGGGATTCGCTTCGGCGTAGACCGACAGCGGAGAGAGCCAGACAGACCCGAACGCGGCAGAGTCATGGTAGCGGTAGTCGTCTTTCGGGCCGTTCTCGAAGATGATCGACCGAGCGCGGTTGCGGGCCGCCTCCATGTTTGCCCGCAGACTATGGCAGGTGCACTCGTGGGTCGGGTTCTGGTTCGTGTATCGGTCGATGAAGTTGATCGCCCAGGTGTCGTACCGATCGTTGTCCCGGGCCGCGTCGGCCCAGTCGCGCGGCTCGATCCAGAGCGCGTCGGGGAACTCGCGGGCCGCGTCGCCGCACGCGTCGCGGAGAACGTCGTCGGTGTCCTCGGCCGCGAGGTGGTCGGGGTAGCCGTCGTGTTCGTCCGGGAAGTGGTCGATCAGCTTCGGGTCGATCACGGGACGGCCCTCGCGATCTCGTCGGGGTCGGCCGGGGCGGGCGTGGCCGACAGGACCGTCGAACCCGACAGGACGACGAGGGACGGCAGGCCGGCGTCCTTCGCCGCGGCCAGAGCCGGGCGGTACTGGTCGGGGATCTCGCCCGTGCCGTCGACCGTGTCTGCCTCAAGCAGGGTCGCGACGATGCCGCGGTCGCGGTTGAGTCTGTTCAGCGCGACGACGACGCCGGTCGGAACGGCCGTCTGATCCTTCTCGTAGACCCAGACAGCCGCGGTCGCGACGGGCGGCGTCACGATCGGCACGGTCCACGGGATCGTCGGCAGCGGCCCAGCGAGGAGGACCAGGCCGGCGGCGAGGATCAGGATCGGTCTCATGCCCGCGGCTCCTCGGGCTTCAGGAGCTCGGCGTGGAGCTGGAGGGCGATCGCGACGGCCGGGGTCTTCCCTTGCTCGCGGAGGCGGGTCGCGAGGTCCGAAACGATCCGCACGTCGTCAGTCGGGATCTTCGACCCGGTGCCGGAGGCGAGGACGCCGCGGGCCTTCTGGACCGCGAGGTAGAGGGCGTAGGCGACGAGGGCGATTCCCACGGCGGCCTGGGCGTACTGGATCACGAGTCGGTCTCCTGGGGCATGGCTTCGATGATCTGGTCCACGATGGAAACGACCTCGCGGACGAGCTCGACTCCCTCGGGTGTTTTCAGGACGGCGGCGAACCGCGAGGCGAGCCGGTCGTCGAACTTCGTTCCCGTCTTCTCCGCGAGCCACTCGGCCAGGTCGCCGAGGACGACGGCCCGCTCCCGGGCGTCGAGCGTGTCCGAGATCCGCCGCAGGTAGCCGACGAGCGGCGACCACGCGTGGAGCGTCCGGATCTGGTCGACGAGCGGGATCGGCATGGTCATTTCCCGCGGAAGGCGGCGAGGTACTGCTCGAGGACGCCGCCGGCGATCGCCAGGACCAGCGTCCGCACGGCTGGCCGGACGAGAATCCACAGCGGATAGACGGTGGTCGGGATGGCGAAGTCGGCCACCGCGTCGAACAGCCGGCCGACCGCGTCGAGCGCGAACGACTTCTTTTCCTGGCCCGTCATGGTCTTCACGTTGTCGAGGAACGGCACGACGAGACGGAGCAGGGCGAGCAGCAGCTCGCCGAACTCGCCCCACGTCAGGCCGTCGGCGGCCTGGGCCTTCGCGGTCTGAATGAACGCGTAGACCTGGTCGAGAAGTCCGTTCTCACCTTCGGCGGCGGCGGTTGCTGCGGCGGCGGTCGTCATCGTTTTCTTCTCCATACTGCGTGGGCGGGGACGACCTGGCGGCGACGTTGCCGGCAGGTCTGGCATTCGACGTATCGGACCTGGCGGTCGCCG